TTAGTTTGCTCCTTATGATCCTGCTTGTGTGATTGTATTAGGTCCACCAGCAGGAGAGCCAGCAACTGCCATATCATCCTGTCTAGTACGCCGTGCTTGATTTCTAAGTTGATCTATTGCAATCTGATACTGCTGTTGCCAGACAGGAAGAGTCTGCCAATCTTTCATGTACATAGTTGCTTCTACCATACATCCGGCAAAGAGAGCATCATAGCAATATTCACTAAAATAGTTTGAAGTTGTCACGCTAGTTCCCGTAGCGGAAGCAAGGGCAAGCGGTTGTGATTGTGATTCTATTTCTACTGTAAGTACAGAAACTGGGGTAGGAACAATCTTAATACTTGAATTGTTTTTACGTGTATAGTACCGGGGATTTCCGGTGGAAGCACTTACAGGCCAGTAATCATTTACATACTCTGTTGTTCTCTGCAAGAGATTAGTAACAGAGGTGCCGTTGCTCACAACAAAATTAACATTACGAACAACTAAAGCTCTATCATTTAAAGATACAGCCCCTGCGTTGCCGCCAGAGACTGAGACATTATTGTACTCATTAAGACCTACATCATCTAGGTCTTTAACAAGTCTAAATTCTGTTTTTTTAACAAAGGCAGATACCTGCGTTGAAAACTCCGTAGAGTCATTCTCCGTTGTATTAATCAGGTCTGTCTTCAGATAAGCATAGTTAGGCATAACTAGCCAAGCATAGCAGTTAGAACACAACCATCGGTAGGACCAGAAACACTGACCACACCAAATACCGCAACACCCATATCACCAATATAGATATCACTGGCTTCATTGGCTGCTACCTGAAACTTAATAGCTGTGCCTTCAGCAGTCTTGTTTGTAATCTGACGTTGACCTTTAATAGAATATGAACCAGCCGCTGTTGCTAAAGCATGAATAGCCATGATACGAGTAGTACTGGGAATGTTACCATCAGCAGTACCATTACTTCCTACAGTTGTATCGTCGTCCACATATTTCAGAACTGCATCGCCAGTAGCTATTGCAACTTTAATATTTGTAGTCATATTTTTCTCCCTTGAGAATGAAGAGAGAGTAGCCGAAGCTACCCTCCCTCATTTACTGATTAACCAGCACTTCCGAAGAAACCACGCCAATCAGAAACACCGAAGCTATAACGCTCCCGTGCTTTGAATCGCAGGTTTCCGGTATCGAAATCCGGTTCCATCTTGGTCTGAAGCGGCGACCGAACGAACATCTTCGTGCCATTCGGAACATCCGTTTTAACAAACCATGCATCCGTGTCAGTAAGGCGACGGTTAATGAAGTAACCTTCAGGAACCATACCCATGTGACGGGTTGCATTGATGGCGTTCGTATTCGGGTTCGCATCAGCAGCACTCGTCTGAGTGTTACCGGGGCTAGACAGAACACGATCCGCAACCGCCCAGTAATCAACTGGGATATGTAGAGAAACGGCACTTGCACCGACCAGAATACCACGATCATCCTTGATCTTCTGAATCGACGTAAGAGCGGTTTCAAGAGTTGCTTCCGACAGATCAGACGCAGCCAAAAGGTTGGACTGATTACCATCAGAAATCGTTGGGTGAGCAGCAGAGAAGAACGCAGCACCATCACCAATAGTATCAGAGAAACCATTGTTAAAGATGTTTGCGCCTTTTACCTGCTTGGTGTTCGCCATTGCACGGGCAAGACCTTTTGCACGTAGTTTAGCGAACGTGTCATAAAGATTATCTTCCATCGCTTCTTCAGTGACAGCAAAGGCAAGAGCAACGGTTTCCGCTGTGTAACGGGCCGTGTAGCTTTCCTGTGCGTCATCATAAGAAACAGCAGCGCCTTCACCTTTGGTGGGGGCAGTGCCGAAACCAGTGAAGAGGACTTCTTCTTCAAAGGCACGATCAGAATTTTCTACTTCATAAAGAGGTTCATGCTCATTGTTGACCTCTCCATACTCCATTCCGAAAACGGCGTTAAGACCGGGAAGGAGTTCTTTGCTAATACTAGCTCTATTAATAGCCATAATAAATCCTCCCTATTAAGCCGTTGACGCCGTGGCCGTTACATAACGATCACGATGTTGGTTGATCCATACTTCCACAATCGGATAAGCATCCGAATCCTTTTCATCAGGATACTGAGCTTTACCAATAACACGTACAGCAGCAGTCGCTTCCGTACCGGACGCACCATCAAGGTAGTAACTGGACTGACCTGTGGTTGTGCTACCGGAAGAAGCTGTGGAGCTTACGGTTACATTGTAGTTTTTGACAATGGCAAGCTCTGCCGCTGAAAGCGATAGAGAAGCCTGAATGTAATACGTCTGATCAGGATCAGTGATTACAAAGAATTTAATGTCCGTGGCTGATACTCCACCCGGCCAATACCGGGAGAATTTCTGTTCGCCATTTTCAACATACTGACAGCCCATGAAAACACCAGAGGCTTTCAGAGTAGCAGCAATGTACGGTGAGATCGTTGCAAAGTTTGCACCCGGAAGAACAACCGGATCACCTGTGAAAATGCTATTGGACGGCGATTGAGCCTGACCCGTTGAGGTCAGCGTAATCATGTCCGTGACGGCTTCGTTATTGTAGCCACCGCCTTTTTTACGAGCAGGAATGAAACCACGAAATGCTTTAGTAGTAGACATGTTTCATCTCCTTAGTTATGGGGAGGTTAATCCTGAAAGGATGGTTGCCTTCCCCGTGTTGTGACAGAACGACTCGTATTAGAAATGGGGAAACGTGAATCAGAGTTTTTCATCAACTGAGAGTTGACGGCATCCATCTGATCATTTGCTTTACCTTCATAAAACTTCCTACGAGCATTCACTTTACCGGCTGGCATTTTAACCAAGGCCACATCTCCACGACAAACGGAGCCTTGATACCTGCCTTCATCCCTCACGAAGGATGTCAAAGACATTTCGGGAACTTCATCAGGAGTTACAAACACCCACCCTGCTTGCAATTTCTTGCCAACATTTGTGATGTCATCCTGACCTTTAAGGGAGACTCGTATCCAACGTAGCGACATGCCTTCATTATCAAAACGTGCTTGCACACTTTCTGGAATGTCAAGGGCATTAGGCTCTTCAAAGGTCCAGTTTTCTTCTCTCATATTTTGTTCTCTTGTAGTCTCAGTACGTGATTCATTTCGTGTCATATTCTTTCCTCCACGCTTACATGTTTACGTTAGTATATTCGCCATCGGCAGAAGTTGCCTTCATTTTTTCAACGGCATACTTTTCAAGTGGGATACCCCATTTATTAGCCAACCTTACGTCTTCTTTTGAGAGTTTGACTTTTTTGCCAGAGGACGGAGACGAGCGTGAAGCCCCCGATACCACTTGAGCAGGTTGCGTCGTGCCTGAGTTATTTTGTTCCTCAGTTTCCTGCACACGGTTTGAAGCTTGACCAAAGGCCGTTTGAAGGCGGCGGTCAATTTCTTCGTAAAATTCTTCATCATTTGGATCATATCCTTGTTCTTTTAATTCTGCATCCAGCGCAAGAGCGGCTGCTGTTTTAACTGTGTCTTGTCCAAACCACTGATTTCTTTCGGCCCACTCATTTGCTTTAGGATCATAGCTAGGTTGCTGTGATTGTACAGGCTGTGGAGTAGCTGCTACTTGTTCTTCTTTTTGTTTTAATTTAGTGGCAAGGTTATTCTTATAGTTTTGAACCGTTTTTAAATCTGCTTGAGCATTGTTTAAAATTTCTTGAGCTTTAAGAACTTTTTCTTTATCTCCATCTTCAAAGGCTTCCATATAAGCTTGTCGGGCAAGGTCGATATTCTGAGTTAACTGCCTTTCATTTGCATCCAGACTTCTGGTTGCGATGTTGTCAACTTCATTATCTTTAACTTTTAAATTATTTTGAAGCTCTTCGTTCTGTTTTATAAGTTCTTGTATTTGTTCTTCACGTTCTTTGCGCTGACGAACTAATTGTCTAATTCTTTTCTCAGCACCCTTAGTCTCTATACCTTCAAGTTCTTTAGGCTGTTCTTCTTGAACAGGCTCTTCTTCTATTTCCTGAACAGGTTCTTCCTGTACTTCTTCCTGTACTTCTTCCTGTACTTTTATTTCTTCTTGTTCATCTTCTTCAAATTCAAAAGCAACCTGTGTGCTTTCATCATTACCTTCGGAAACTTCAACAGTTCCCCATCCATCATTTTCATCACTCATTTTACTCTCCGTTGTTTACGAAACAAACGATTTACGTTTATTCTATTATATCACAAAAACCTAGATTTCCCAAATCATGTAGAGCCTTTTCCTAAATTAAAGGTTGGATCAAGGTCTTTAGCATCTTCTACTTTCATAATAATCTGATCATCAAAGAGAAGAATTAATCTTATACCTTTATAGAAAAGCTTGGTTCCTGCATGTTTACCATAACAAACATAGTCACCTACGTTACACCATGCTCCTGCTGGAAACTTATCCTTATCCATATATGCCAAGTCTCCTAACGCTAGAACCTGTGCGACAGTGGTGAGATAAGACATATCATCTTTGGTTGAATCCGGTATAAGAATACCGCCTTTGGTTACACTCTTTACTGAAACGGGGCGCACTAAAACGTGAAATCCCGGTAGTGCAGGTAGTGGGCTAGGATCGGGGGCGTCATCCTCAGTTATCCACATATCATTTTTTAGTGCGCCACCTAAACTTACTTGTTGCATTGCTAGTCTTCGTCCTCCATATACATTCGTTTTTTAATAATATTAGTTAAATTATCTCTGGCCCATTCCAGACTAGAGATTGAACCAACAAGCTGCCTGTAGTGTGAGTAGTCTTCGGCAGAGCCATTACCCAACGCTAGTCGCAAGTTGTTAATTTCTTGGTTGTACTCTTTTACTACTTCGTCCCAAATTTCCATGCCTAGATGTACATAGTACTCTTGCGGCTTTTCTTTTTGGGTTCTGGAAATTCCCAAGTATCATCCGGCCACTCAGCAAGAGCCGCATTCAGTGAGCGTTTTCCCATAGCTTCGTCTTTAATAGCTTCCCCAAAACCTTTATCCGTATTCTTTACGTGTTCGGGATAGCCCTTACCTTTCTTCATCATTGGTCATCTCCTGTTGTTGTTGAACAGCCATTTGTACCAGAGCATTTAAAGCCTGTGTATCCATGTCTGTCTTTGTTTGCATTTCCTTATCAAGCATATCTTTTATATTACGCATGACTTCTCGTTCATCGTCTTTATTTAATTTAAACTCTTCAATCATTGCTTTTGTCATCAGTTCCATCTGTTTTAGTTTTTCCTTGCTGGAACGATTAGATTCTGAAGTGTCACGTTTAAGATTATCAGTTGCAGTTGCTTTCATCATACCAATGATCTGTTCATTTTCTTCAAGCTCTAGCTTCTTGTTTTTCAGTTCAAGCTCTGCTGCATTGGTTGCTGTATCTGCCTGAAGCTTCTGTTTCTCCAGTTCAACCTTGGCCTGTTCCAGAGATACCAGTTGCTGTTCAGGGGATTGGGCCATACCCATTGCCTGATTAGCATTAAGAATTTGTTGTGCTGCCTGTGCCATAGCCATCTCAGCGGCTGCTGGATTATTCATTTGTTCAGGAGCCTGTTGCATCATCTGTTCGGCAATACCACTCATCTGTTCCTGATACTTCATCACAGAATGTTCTTGAATATTTGCCTGAATAATTGGAGCCACACGTTCCATGATTGGATTAGCACCGTTCATCGGGTCTTGCAGGTATGCCATCTTTACCTGTATATGTGCATCATGGTTCTGACCGGGGAAGGCTGCAATTGGCACACCCTTGGTAGCAGCCATGATATCCGATACAGGGTCCATTGGTTTAGGTTCAATCTTGGGTGGAAGTATCTCATCTGCATTAGGCATGTTGGCTGCATTGAGAATAGTCCTGTTCAGGGCTTCCAGATTAAACATACCCGGAGGTGACTGCTGCGCCATTTGCAGAGCCATGTTCGCCATCATCATGCGATGGGCGTTACTGGGAATGTTAGGATCACTGACCGGAATAATATCTACACGACCATCAAAGTCTTTCTTAAAGATACTACGATCTTCATATGGAACATCATATGGATATTCATCAGGAAGATAATCATAGTCAATACGAGCAAGAATACGGAACTCATCTTTCTGTGACTTATGTACTCTTTTATGAATTGCGGTGAAGAACTTGCTGCTTGCTTCCAGCAAAGCCATAGTGGTTCCAACGGGTCCATAGGAGGCAGCATCAGAGATAACTTGCTCTGTGCTGTCCGCAAACTTCTGACCAGCAGTAGCTACGAAGTTCA